AGCCCTTCACGCCCTCGGCCTTGTACTCCTCGTAAGCCGCAGAGTTGTACGCCTTGCCCGTCTCCGTGCGCGCGATCGTAAGCGCGCGAGCTTCCTTGTTCACGAAAGCCGACGACAGGCCCTCGTCCAACTCCGGCAGAACCTCGAGCAAGTCCGACGCGAGTTCCGGCGTGCTGGTCGCCGTCGACAAACGCGTTAGCAACTTGTCGCGGATTTCGTCCGCGAGACGGCTGGTCACGCCCTCCACGATCTGTGCACGCTGATCGGCAATCAGGCGCAGGATGCGGGGATTCGTAACTTCAATCTGCACCACGCCAAGCATCTCGGCCGTGTCCGCAAGACCCTCGGCCCACGTCGCTGTCAGGCTAGTCGTGATCAAGGCGTCGAGCTGCTTGGCCCACTCGTCTTGCTGGAGCAGCAGGTAACGGTCGACCTCCTGCTCGGTCCACGCCTTGACGACCCGCTCGCCGGCAGACTTCAGAGCGTTGGGCCCGTTCTCGGCGAAGTCGCGGATCCTTTCCCTCTGCGCGCGCTCATAGCGCCGCAGCCACGTCAGGACGTCCGACGCCAGCCGGCGCTCGGCCTTGTCCAAGGTCTTCGCGTAGATCGCCTCGACGAAGGCTACGCGCTCTTCCCGCGTCTCCAGCATCTTCGAGCGAGGCTCAACCGGCTGCTCGACCACAGGCTCGGGCTCGACAGCCGGAGCCGGAGGTGGTGCGACCGGCTCGGCTTCGCCGGTGTTCGTGTCGTTCTTGCCGAAGACCGTATTGGACATCGGCACGAACACCGTGCTCGCCGTCTCCACGGTCTCGATCTCAAGGCCCAGCATGCGCGCCGCATCATTGAACGACAGGCCCACGCCCATCGCCGCCAGATCGGCCGCCAACTTGTACTTCGCGCTGTGATCCTCTTGGAGGCTGGCGATGCCCGAGTAGTCAAAGCTCACATAGCAGCCGGCCAGCCTCGGATCTTGCAATCGGCCGAGGAAGTGGCTGTTGATCTTCTCCGCCAAGGAGTCGAGGTAGCCCTTCACGCTCTGCCAAAACTGCCTGTAGGCCTCGGTGACGTTGTTGTAGGTCGCCGTGTCGTAGTTGCCGATCACCGGCGGAGGCACTTGGAGGATGCTGCACACCGTGTCGCGCACCCAGCTAAGGGTCTCGCGCTGGAGCATGTCCTTCGGCGTCGCCGGGTTCGGAACCACGTCGACCTTGCCGGTCAACACTTTGAAGCCGCCGACCACATCGGGGTCGCGCATGGCCTCGTTCGCCGACTCTTGCAGCCGGAATTCTTCCTCGTTGGACATGCCCTCCTCGTACTTGAGGAAGGCACCCGGGCCGCCACCGCGCATCACCGCTTCCTGGTAACGCTCGGTTTGGAAGCCGACCGAGATCACGCGCATCGCCGCGTCGATTGGTGATAGCCCGCGCTGCGGGTCGGCTGGATTGTAGTCGTAGAAGTGGACCGTGGAGCCGATCGGAAAGACCGGAGGAGCGGCCGTCGAGCTCGCGCCGTACTGGACCTGAATGACTCGGCCGGTCGACGGATCTCGCGCGTCCTCGACGTAGCTGCCCGACACGGGGACGATTTGCGTCGGAAAAGGGATCGGCGACCGAGCGTCGTAGCTCGGCACGATCGGCTTGCCCTCGGCGTCCATCAAGAACCACCAGTCTTCGCCGGAAAGCTTCCTGTGGCTGATGCCCGCGGCCAACAGGTCCGAAAGACCCATGTCGCTGTTCGGCATGTTGAACAGCTTGCGGATGGGATGGTCCTCGCCGACCTCACTGGCGTCGGGCGAATCGGATTCCCAGATGCAGATCGGCACCTGACGCACAGCCTCCGTCAGAACTTGAACGCAAGCAAAGACCACCCACGAGTCGTACAGCGGGTCTTCGACCTCGTCACGACCACCTAGGCTCGCGCGCGTCAGACCAATCTGCTTGAGCAGCGAGTCCATGGACTTCGCCACGCCGGCCGGCTCGGCCCGTTCAAAAACGAATGGGCTGCCGGGCATACGCTTAAACGGTGCCGGTTGACGCTTCTTAGTCACTGGTAACATCCTTCCACGGTGGGAGATAAGAAGCCCGAGCGTATGCTCCACAACCGCTCAAAGAGCGGCGAGGCCCTCGTAGTCATCACGGCCAGACTTCATAAGTCTACCTACGCTGCCCTCTTCTCCATTGCTGCTCGGCATCGGATCAAGTCGTCTGTCCTGATTCGTCGGGCGCTGGAGGAGGTGGTGCGTGCAGCTTCCGGTACAAGTCGACCTCCCGCCGGCCAGCATGAGTCAGGCCCGCGTACAACAACACGCCGCCATGCCCATCGCCCTCGACCCCCAGGATGATCCACGAGCGCATGCACATCGCAAAGAGCTGAGTCGGCGTGCATTCATCCGGCTGGCCGATGTCGCATTTGAGCAAATACGGTAGCAGCTTGTCGTCGTGAACGATGCGCCGAGGTGCCACTCCATTCCTCCTAGGGGGCTTCCCGCCGGCGGTGAAAGGCGAACCGCCGGCGGGTGCCGCGCTGCCATTCTTCGGCTGCGTCGCACACCGTGGGTGGCCGGTGTGCTGAACCCACGACCAGCATACGATGCATCGCCAATTGGTCAACGACCTCGACGAAACACGCTCATCGAACCTCGAGGTGCGACGCCGATGCCAGGACGCACGCTCGCTCCGCGCGCAAGACCGATGATCGCCGAGTCCCACTGGTCGGGGCTCCGACCGTAACGCTCGCGCAAGCCATCCTTTCCATCGTCACGGTGCAGCGCCACGCGCGTGCCCTTCGCGCTGTCCTCAAACTCGTACCGCGCCCACTGCGCCTGTCGCCAAAGCTCCGAGAACTTCTCCGGGATCACGATCTTGCGTTCCTCGAGTAGTCGCTTGGCAACCCAGTGCAGCTCGCTCTTGCGATCGCCGAACACCATCTGGCCGGTCAGGTCGCGCCAGTCGTATTTCGCCGAGGCACCAAAGTCCACCGAGTCGACGTAGTAGCCAAGCTGCTTCAAGCGATCCACCACGCCAGCGCCCATGCCCACCGAGTCGATGTGAATGTTGCGCGCCGGAATCGGCTCGCCCTTCAAGCCCCACGTCCGCGCGAGTTCGACGACCTTCGATGCCGTCGCCATCAGGTCAGGCAGTCGCCACGAGATCTGCTCCTTGAGCACTCCGTTGGACCACAGCGTCGCCACGCTCTCGTCGCTGCCCTGACGCGCCACGTCGACGCCCAAGTGCAACTGGCCCGCGCTCGTCGGCTCCGGGATCTCGGCACCGAGTGCCGCGACCAGCATGCCCTTCGTCACGAAGCGACGCTCGAGGCTCTGCTCGGGAAACCTACCAAGCACATACGCCGACCACAGCGGCGAGTCTGCGCCCCACTCCGCGCGCATCTGCTCGACCCACTCCTTGTCGGCCAGCCAGTCCGGCGCGACGTGGAACGAGTCGTAGGGCACGGGGTCGGGCACGTCGTCCGCGCACGCCGAGATCCTGATCCGATGCCACCGCGCCGCGTTCCGAAAACTGCGCGCAAAGAAGTGGTCCGACTCTGCGTCGATCGTCGGATTGGCCGTCAGCAGGACGTGCACGTTCGGGCCCGATAGCGAGCCCTCGATCGCTCGATAGACCGCGTCATCCACGCCCGCGGCCTCGTCGATCACGACCACTAGACGCTTGTCGCCGACCTCTGCCTCGCGCTTCAGGCGCTCGAAGTCCACGCCCTCGGCGTCCTGCTCCTCGCCCTCGATCTCGTCCGGCAATCGCACGCCGGCGTGCCACCCTTGGAACCTGTCCGGCGAGTTCGTCGAGATGCCGAGCGCGTAGTGCTCGGGCGCGATCGTGAGCCGGATCGTGCCCAGCTCGCCCGGAAGCGCCGGCCACTTGGTCTTCGCCTTCGACCACATCGAGCCGATGCGCTGCCACAAGACGTCGCGCACTTGTCGCCCCGTCGGCGCGGTCGTGAGCACCACGCACTTGCTGGTGTAGATGAATGAGAGCACGGCCAGTGCCCCAGTCTCAGTCTTGCCAGCCTTGCGACCCGAGCGCACCGTCACGAATCGCTTGGTCGATAGCTGCTGCATGATCTCGCGTTGTGCCGCCCACAAGCGCGCGCCAAAGACCTTCTTGCAGAGCTTCGATTCCTGCCCGCGAAACTCCTCGAACATCGCCTCGCCTTCGCGTAGGTTGTTCCGCGCGCCAGCCTCGAGCAAAGCCTCGAGCAACAAGCGCCGCGACTCCTCGTCATGGACGAGCGGCTGTCTCACAGTATCTCGATGCTTCCGTTCGGCCTTGGCCCGCCGTACTGCCCACCGAGCCGGTACTTGATGCTTGGCGATTCCAGCTTCGCTTCAATCACCTTTCCGGTGTACACGCCCGACAGCGCGATCATCGGACGGCTCGCGCGCCGCGAGCTGGCCGTGAAGTTCTGTATGACCACGTTCCTAAACGAGTAGTCGAGGTTCTGGCCAATCGGATAGGTGCCGTTGTGCTCGTCTGTCCAACACACCAGCGCGCCGTTCTTCGTGTTCAACGAGGCGCAGTCCTTCACCGTCAGTGTGCCCACGCACCCGACGAACGTGTAGTCGCTGCCGCCGCCGCCGTCGTCGTTGATGTCACGGCACAAACAGTTGCTCACCATGATGTCGCCCGACTGTGACGGGCCGCTGGTCGGGCGGTTCGTGATCTGGATGAACGTTCGACCGTTGCCGCCGCCGGTCACGCGCTCGATGAGAGTGTTACCCTGCGGGTTGTCGATGTACAGGCTGTGCTCTTGCGCCGGCTCGACGAACACATCCTTGATCGTCCACTTCGCCGGGCCGTGACCGCGCACGCCCCACTTCATGCCGAGCCCGTTCCAGTTCGTGCCGTTGCCGTGGATCGTGCAGCCCTCAATCGTGATGTGCCCGTGCACCTCGTTCATCGCGGTGCGGATGGGCGCGAACTCGTTGGGCTCGTTGATGATCCGCAGTGACTTGAGCGTGATCGATTCAACACCCTTTAGCCCATCCCAGAATCGCAGAGGTCCGATTGACGAACGCTCACCGTTGCCCATGATCGTCAGCCGCTCAATCGGGCGCGTGCGCCAGAAGGCGCAGTTGTCTTTGTTCTGGTAGCCGCTGGGCCCCCCGACATCTAAGCCGCGCTGCAATTGGCCGACGACCACGATCGTTGTGCCCTCGGCGTCTATCGTCACATCCTCGGCCGCGCGGATCGCAGCAGCAAGAGGACACGTCGCCGGGATCTTAGGCCCGCGGTCGATGCGGTAGCCGTCGCTGTCTACTGTGATCGTTGCCATGATTTAGTCCTTCCTTGCTAGTGCCGACATCAGGTCTGGATTCAGGCGCATGAGCAGGAGGAAGCCGCGCGACAGCTTCGTCGTCATGTCCTCGTTCGTGTCGCCGTGCACCTTGTCGACGTCCTGGCTCGTGTAGCCGCACACCTCGAGCACGCAGTGCGTCAGCTCGTGCATCAGGAACTCACGCGCTGGACCATCGTCGAGGTCGCAGCGCAGGCATATCTCGTGCGCGTCCGTGTCAGTGTGCGCCCACTCGTCGACGTGCAAGACCTCCATGATGCGCAACTGGTAGACCGCGAAGCCGAGGTCCACACTTGTGATGTTGTCGTCGGCCAAGCGGTCGTAGATGTGCATGGTTAGTCTTGTTCGTTGGGCTCGGGGACTGCCGGCAATTCGCGCGCGGGTGATAGCTGAACCATGAGTTGGGCCTGCACGCGGGCGGCGATGCTTCCTCCGGCCTCGTCGCGCACGATCGACAGGAACTTCGCGAGAAGACCCACGAGTTCCGCCTTGTTCATCACCTGAGTCTTTTGGAGATGCACGCCCCACGCGCCCTCGATCCGACGCGCCAGCTTGTCGAGGTTCGAGCCCAGTGCCTCGAGGTTCGAGCCCTCGGCCGCGCCACGGTCGATCAACTCGCCAAGCTCCTCCATCAACTGCGCCGCGCTGGGAGCACCGGCGGCGAGCGCCTCGCGCACGGACTTGTACTTCGCGCGCACGTTGCGCCGCCACTCCGGCGAGTCGTGCTCGTCGACCATCGCCATCAGACGCTGGGTCACGCCGTCGAGCGCCGCGATGGGCTCGCGCAGGTCGAAGAGGCTGCGGTCGTTCAACGAGGACTCGTAACCCGACGCGAGCTTACCCAGCGACTTCGAGTAGCGGCCGTGCTTCAGAGCCCCGACCGCTCCGCCTGCAC